TGTAATTGAAGACATCGAGACTTGCGACAAGTGCCTTGAGGCTGTGCAGTCTTCACTTGTGCCTATGCCAGATGACATGATCAAAGGCCAGATGCAAAGGCTTGTTGCTCTAGTTGTCAAGCCATCGGGCGAATCGGCTGATGACGTTGCATTTCGCATCAATATTATGGCCAAGCAGTTGGGCGAGTATCCAGCAGACATTGTGCTTTGTGCTATCGAGAATGTGGTCAAAGAGTCTACATTCTGGCCAGCGTTTGCTGAGTTCTGGAAGCATATTGGGTGGAGACTCAAGAAAAGAGAACGATTGTTGGAGACTTTGACCAACAAAAAACTTGCACTTATGGTGCAAAACCAATAGGTTATATGAAGGAGGACAATCATGAACAGATTAGGTTTTATCGGCGGCAGTGATGCTCGCCGCATTATGGACGGTGACTGGCACAGTCTCTGGCTTGAGAAGACTGGGCAAGTTAAGCCTGACGATCTATCCCAAAACTTTGCAGTACAGCTTGGGTCTTTTACTGAAGACTTTAATTTGCAATGGTTTCATCAACAGCAGATGAACAACGAACATCATATGCGAGAGCAAGTTGAGTTCATGGGGGTGTACAATTCTGTGGAGTGTAAGGGAACGGTTGACGGCTATATGCACGATGCCAATGCTATCGTTGAATGCAAGCACACCTATGATCGCAACACTATGGAATCCTGCATCAAGCAGTATATGCCGCAGATACAATTCTATCTGATGGTTTCTGGCGTACAGCATTGCTACCTGTCTGTCATCTTTGGCAACAGGCGTTGGGAATGTGTATGCATTTCAAAGGACAACGATTACATCGAGCATATGATGGCGCACATTGCAGAGTTCTGGAAACTTGTGACCAGCAAGACTGAACCTGCTATTGGCAAACAGGGTATATCTCTAGGTACAGATCAGATCCTAGTGGACAACATGACACGCAGGGATGCGACTGGTGACAATGAGTTTATCAGCCGTTGCCATGATTACATTGAGCAAGAGGCCAATGCCAAACTATTCGAGTCAGCCAAGGCAGATCTAAAAGCCATGGTTGGCAAAACAGAGAGGGAAGTATACTGCGACCTTCTCACCATCAAGCGTGACAAGCGAGGCTCGTTACGCATTACAGTCAAGGAGAACTACAATGACTGACAACATGACAATCTGGAATCAGGTATCACAATCCGATCCGCAATACCTAAAGCAAGTATCATTCGGACAGCGATCATTCACAGCTATTGATCCACAATACCAAGTTATGAAGGCGACAGAAACCTTCGGCCCTATCGGCAAAGGCTGGGGATGGACGAACGAGACACGCTTCATCAACCTGTCTAATGGCGACACTGCTGTAATTGCAGATGTCACTATCTGGCATGGCGACCATGGCAATTACTTCGGCCCATTCTCAGGCTGTCGCAAGTTCTTTGATGCCAGCAAAGGACGCATGGCAGAAGACGCTCCCAAGATGGCCATCACTGATGGTCTGACCAAGGCCCTGTCACATCTGGGCTTCAATGCCGATGTCTTCCTCGGGAAGATGGATGGCAACAAGTACGCAAGCACTGACAACAAAGGAGGTTGGTAATGTCTGAGTACGATAACACAAACAGGGGTGCGGCATTCAAGCCGTTCCCAGAACAGAAGTTTATCCTGCAAGGCAAACTTCAGGTAACACACAACGACATCAACAAAGAAGTGCCAGTCGCATTGATTATGGCTGAGAGTCAATCAGGCGACAAACGCATTGATGTCTTTCTCAAAGCTGGAGTCTTGTTTACCAATGACAAGAAAGGCAACGACAATGCACCAGATTACTCAGGGCCGCTTGATGGCCTTGCAGAAGATCTGCGTATTGCCGCTTGGAAGGAGATGAAGGGTGACAATGCATATATGTCATTCAGGGTTAGCCCAAAACTTGACAAGCCACAAGAATCAAGTCAGACTCAGACCCAACCAGCAGTCACCAATGAACCATTGGATGACATTCCCTTCTAACTTCTAGGGCCGTTCTCCTCCCTAGAATGGCGCGGCTCGACAGATTCCTCCCCTGTCGGGCCGCTTGCGTAGGTACACCATGAATCGAGACACTATTCTAAACAAAGCAATACAAGCCACAAAAGATCGTGGCCAAGACTATGGCAAACCATCAGAGAACTTTGAACGCATCGCAAGCCTGTGGGCCGCATACAAAAGCGAACCATTTTCAGCGCAAGATGTCGGCATGATGATGATGCTGGTTAAAGTATCAAGGCTGATGGAATCTCCATTACATGAAGACTCTTGGGTAGACATTGCTGGTTACAGCGCAATCACTGCTGAAGCGATTGCCTGTACCGAAGATAGCCAGCACCCTCTCGAGGATCAGCAAAGCACTGAACCCAAGACACAGGGGAATCATTATTCGGATCAATCACCTGAAGAATTGCTTGACCAAACTTCTGTTGCTCAAAGCCCTTGGTAAAAGCAAAGTTATCAAAGTATTTGTAACCCCTTGCCCTTGCCAACCACGCAGTCTTTTCTTGCTCGACCAATTCTATCTGAGACAGCCCCCAGTTATGTCTGTGGCCAGAGATGTAAAGATCTGCTGTGCCTTTCAGCTTTGCCATCTTGCCTTGTGCATGAAGCGCATTGAACTGTGAATGCCCGGGCATATCGTGAGCGGCGTGGATGCGGCAGGAGCGGCCATTAGGAAAGTCTAGTTGGATTCTAGCTTCCCAGTCCTCAAAGACTGTGTGCGGCTCTGAGATCCAGCGCAATGGATCACCTGCACCAGACCACATATCATGATTGCCACCAATCAGAATCATTGGATTCATCTCTTGAATTAACCACTCAACCAAACGCCATGCAGTCTTAGATGAAGTTTCTTGCTCACCATACAAACGAGAAAGGCGACCAACCCAATTGTTCTGTTGATCACCTAAAGAACAGCCATAGATATTATCGTTCTCTTGTATGATATCGATATGCTCTCGCAGTGAATCCCAATCACAATGCTTGTCATCAATGTGCGGATCCCCCAACCACAAAAGCCCGATGGGATCATCGGACTTCATCTTAACCTTAATCCATTTCTTGGATTCTTTGTTTGCTTTCTTTTGCTTGAAGCGAGCGTGTAGATGCTCGATTACATCTTCAATTGGCAAGTCATCAGCAACCGTTTCTTCAATAGAGTAGGCTGGATTGTCAGCAGACTTTTGACCAAGTTCTTTTAATTCATGACGCCTAGCCCTATCCCATAGCGTACTTACAGCAATGCCGCTTGCATCAGAAGCGGCTTGAAGTGTTCCGTATTCTTGCAATAGTTCATATGCTTCTTGTGTCTTATCTTTCATTTTGCTGTCCCCTTCATCTTTTCAAAGGTACGCAGACCACCAAGGCCAAGCATACCAGTCAACACCGTCATCAAGGCACCCATATCAAATGACGGCAAGTCCAAAGAAACTCCATACGCCGCAAGTGCAAAGACGCATATTGGTTGAAGCACAAAGTGGTAGGCAAACGCCGCGCCGCAGATCCATCCAATAAAAGGACGCCAACCAGCAACAAACACATTACGATGTGCGGCCTCTTGTTTGTTGACCTCAATCTGTGCTTTTGCAATTTCATTAATATTGTTTACTAGCTCTAACTGTATCTCGCGCTTGGCTTTCTCAGCCGCCTCTTTATCAGGCACAACACGATCAATAACAGAAGATGCAATGGGCAGTAGTGCTTGGATAAGTTGAATCATATTATTCCCCTTTCTTATCTAATAACCTATCTATGTGACGATTCCATAACACAAACAAATTTTCTACTTTTTTCTCAAGCTGTTCGATGCGTACTTCCATACGAGTTTGCTGGCGGTTCAGCCACGCCACCAGACATATCAAGGCCAGTATCTGACCCCACCAATCTTGTACGAAAGTCTCAATCATCTCGCATCACGCAAATCAAAATCCGTCACAGCGTATATGCTCACTTTATCGCTTAGAGCGTATAGACCCGTCACTTCTGAACCGCATCATCGTGAAGTATCCATTGCAATCTCTGCACGGCTTTCCTGAGTTCACGAATGTCCTCTTGGTTTGCGTGTTTGTACATCATGGCTTCTACATTTAACTGGAGGCCGTTGACTGTCTTAAAATTCCACGCCATTAGAGCAACAA